CTGAGATATGGGTTTATTGGATCGCTGAAAAAATACATAAAATACAAAAAATACATATATATAATACACAATACATAATTACATGTAAAATTTCACCTCAATCTGGGAAGGAAGAGAATGTAGACTTCCAAGATGAGAATGAAATGCAATATAAAGTCCCAACTAGTTTGGGACAATTGGGGGTTTCTAGTTTGAAAGGTGATAAAGCAGAGTTGACGGAATTTTTCGCAAGGCCTGTTTTACTTGCGACTCTACAATGGTCTACGACTACAGTTTTGTCGTCCGTTCAATATCCGTGGACCTCTTTTTTATCGAATTCTCGTGTTTGTAACAGAATCAATAATTTTAAATTGTTGCGAGGCAATATGCATATTAAGATTATGATGAATGGTAATTCTTTTTATTATGGTCGAGCGATGGTTTCTTGGAATCCATTGGCTCTCGATGATGATTACTATGAAAATACTGTTTCTGATGATGCAGTTACGTGTCGTATGTCTCAAAGACAACATGTGATGTTAGATCCCAGCCAGTCTACTGGTGGTGAGATGGTTTTACCATTTTTATGGTATAGGGATTATTTGTCATTAGACAATTTGTTATTGGACACCGGTACTATAGGTGAATTGAACATACGAGAATTATATCCACTGAAATTAGTCACCGACACAACAGCACAACCTGTCACTATAACGATGTTGATGTGGATGTCTGATGTAGAAGTTGGAGGTTTGACTCAAGCTGCTATGCCATTATTAGTACCTCAATCTGGAGTGGAAGAGGCTGATGAATATGATGGTAAAATTTCCAAAGTTTTTAAAACAGCAGCTAGAATAGCTGACCCCCTGTCTGTGGTACCTGTGCTTGCACCATATGCCAAGGCCACTGAAATGGTCACAAGTGTGGGAGCGAATGTAGCTAAAATGTTTGGATATTCTAAACCGTGTTCTAGTGGTGATCCTGATAAAGTTTTAGTTCGTCCGTTAGGTGATTTGGCTACATGTGTGGGTTCTGACACATGTTTGAAATTGACTCTTGATCCCAAACAAGAGGTATCCGTTGATAATCGTATCTGTGGTACTTCTGGGGAAGATGATATGGTTATTAATAAAGTGGCGAATATTTATTCAATAGTCAAAGTTATTCCATGGCGTACTACTGATGCAGTTGGAGATATGGTACAAACAATGTTGGTGGATCCAGGATTGTTGGTTGGTTCATCAACTTCTGAATTTACTTGTACAGCAGTCGGTGGAATGTCGATGCCTTTCAAATATTGGAGCGGTTCACTCGAGTTTAAGTTTGAG